CCTATCGTGCTGTCATAATATACAGCAGTATTATCTTTCTTCCAGTCTTTACGCTGTTTGATAGCGTCAATCATCTGTCGTTCAATGAGTCGCATGTGCTCTCTCCGTTGGTGATGTACATAGTATGGCACAGCTCACAGCATATGTCAACATGACGTAGACAGTACGTTGACTGTCATTACAGATGTTTTGAGAATCATTATCATTATCAATATTTAATTACGATACGTATTCGTACCGCAACAATTAATTTGCTCGCGCTACGCGCTCGCTCCGCGTGATGATCATGATGATGATGGGCAAAGGAAGCGAGCGAAGCGAGCGGCATTAATCAGGAATGCTGATACCCTATGGGGGTTTTTATCAGCGTTGCTTATATTAGATAGGCTTCAGAAATTTTTATCATTTTTCTACGAGGTAATCGCTCGCACTTCGTGCTCGCTCGGCCACATTGCCTCTGCAACAAGAGGGAAATGAGTACGTATTAACCCGTGAACGCCAGTTGCAACCAATTGGTGTTCAAGTTGAGTCCCGTTAGCGCATCTTAGCGCAGTATAATGCAACCAAGAGCGTAGAGTACCGTTCATATAGAGTTTAGTAGGTGTAGAGAGTGGGAGAACATCTCTTGCACATTCTTTAGCGACACCAGCGGCCAACATTTCTTTATAAAGGGCTAAAGATTGATCAAACAGGTCTTGAGTACGAATTTGGAACTCTTGTTGAGTAAATTCATTAAGATCATCAATACTATTTTGTCTATTTGTTGTATCTTGGCGTCTAAAGTTAGGGAGTGATGGAGTATTAACGACTTGAGCGTAACGTTGAGAGAATTCTTGAAAACTAAAAGATCTATGTCTTAAGATTTGACTAGCAACACTTCGGGTTGTGTCTATTTGTACACACATATTAACCATTTCAAAGGGGGACCAATGATTATGTTTAATAAGGTACTTAATTAATTTAATACAATCAGGATTATCTTGGTTAGCGGGGTTAGATACTCTAGCCATATAAGCTATTAATTGTTCAGCATCAGGTGTTACATGAACAAGTTCTACATTATGCATACAGTAGTATAAGTTGTGGTGGGATTAATAAAGTTTGGTCTTTGTAGTTTAATAAGTTCTCACGGGATTCATCATAAGTTAAAGTTTATGTTTTAAATTAATATTTAAATATAATATTAAAAGGAGGTGTTTTTAAAGAATGAAGAAGAGGGAGATGTTTGTCTTTGGATCCTCCTCACGCTTCATTAAGAAAAGGAGGAATGAGAGCTTGTCTCGAATTCCTCCCAATCGGGGAGTCGGGTCCACCCTTCCCTTCCCCCCTATACATCCGCCCATAAAAAATTAGATATTTATACCCAGGTAGGGATTGAGTTTTTAGAGTTACCTTTAGCTTGTTGTCTTTGTTGTAAATTCATACCCAATACAAGATGATTAGCAGAGGCTTGAGGATCATCAAAGAACTCTTCAAGCATTGAATTCCATTCATTACGTTTACGATCTTTAATAGCTTCTAGGGCAGAGATACCCATAGCATCTGTAAAGTATTGAACACCTTGAGCAAGACAATCAATTCTATCGTCGTGACGGATTGCACCTTTTTCACGACACATACGACTCATTTGATAGAATAACATATAAAGGAGTCGTTCTTCTGGTGGGCTATCGGGGTTGGACTTAAAGTCCCACTCAATAACATTACGATCAACGATAAGACGATGCTGATTGAGAATAGGCTCCAAACTATCAATGATTCGGTCTTCTTTTCTGACATTAGCACGTACCTCTTCAATATCTATACCTTGTTTAGTTTGTACCATATGTTTTTTAAACAATTCAGATACAATACCATCACCAAAGTTAGTTTCAATAAGTAATTTAGTTACACCATATTTTTTACAACCTTTTAAAATATCAAGTAATGTTCTATCGGAGTACCCATCTTTGTAAGCACGCATGTCGTGCACGTACAAGAAACCATTACGTTGTGAGATATAAGCTGCTGCCGTTTCATCCGAACCACGACCCGACGGATCAACTGAGCAGATTGTTTCTTGGTAAGAATCCCATGTTCCTTGTAACTGCATTGGAGAGTAGAAATAGTCTCCAGGGAGTCCAACAGTGGGGAGGTCTTTGATAACGTTTTGGGGATCGGAACACCAAACGATTGATTCGGGAGCAGTAGTGGGGTTAACGCTAGTGACGATAAGGTCAGAGCATTTAAGAGGAAACTTTTCAGCATCGGATAAACTCGTATCTAACATGAACTGCAACATAAAGTTGCTACGACCCATTGACGCTTCACGTTCAATCAGGTCTTCATTATCAAATCTATCATCTGTTACTTGCCAAGGTTCAGCACCACCGTCTATATCTTCAACCAGTTGAGGCGCTAACAGGCCTTCGTATTGTGTTACCTTCCTAGGATACCTAGCAGGCCAAACAAAGGGCTTGTAGGCTCTCTCAGCTAGCTTACGATAGACGGTGAAGGTTGTCTGTGGTGTACCAAGGAACATAATACGACTATCATTCTTGGGAGTAAGGATAGATTCAGCTTCAGTACATAATTGTAATAGTTTTTCCCTCATAAATTCTGTCATACTGTTTCCTGGTACTTCAATATCGTCCAGGATCATCAGGTCAGCACGACTACCGGTAAGCTGACCAGTAATACCCACTGATTTAACAGAAGGAGCTTGGTGAGGGGAACAAGCCACATCAAATGAGATACGACTCCAACGGGAGTCATCAGATTTAGGGCGCAAATGCACCAACCAGGGTGTTTCAATGATTAATTTTTGTAGGAAGATTGACATGTTATCTGCTCGTTCTTTAGAAGCAGATATAATCATTATTTTCTTTTCGGCGTTATTAAATAAAGTCCAAAGAACAAAAGCACCAGTAATCCAGCTCTTACCAACTCCCCTAAATGCTTGGATTTGTAAACGCTTTGGACCGTGTTGAAGGTAATCAGCAATTGCATATTGAGCACGTGTAGGGTTTGGTAGGTCTAGTTCACTCCATAATGCTTGTAGGAATAGCTTGAAATCATCCTTTAATAGTTCTAATGTATTCATCGTTTCTCCAAGTTATAGGACCGTTAGGTGTAAAGGGTAAGTGTTGTTTAACTGTAAAATTAGCCCTATTTTTTACAAACAACGGATCATATTGTAAAGATTCATATTGAATATCAAACCATCGTTCTTTATCTAAGGACTGCTTTATCATTCCGATATAGTCATAACAATGGTCAACATAAGTACTATAAAAGTCAGGGTTGTCGGTATAATCTTTATACCATTCAATACGTTGCATACTTGCTATAATGTCATCTTTATCACGGATCATAAAAGCAAACTGAGCAGTAGGAAATATAAAAGATAATTCTATTACTGCTTTAAGAAGAAAGGGAGCTTGAACGACACAATTATTAGGTATGTCTAAATTATATTCAAGCTCGTCAATAAACTTCCTACCAGTTTGTCTAGCGATAATATGGCTAGCAAGCCGTGAGCCTGCTCTCTGTGGACCTGTGACAATGATTGGGTGGGTCATAGGTAGAATCTAGCGTGTAGGGGGGGTAGAGAGGGCTTGTAGGGGCTTACATAGGAGGTAAAGGTTTATACTTACTTTTAGCAGGACGTTTTTTATAACCACCAATTTGAACAGCTTTACCAACACCTTCAGGTAAATCAGAAATTATTCTACCTCCAAACCTTTCAGACGTAATTTGTTTTTTCATCCAATTGTTGTATTTAGCGTATAGTTCTATTAATTCAAAAGCATCGTTAATATCACCCTTACCTGCAGCAATAGCTCTACCCATTTCTTGACTAAGATCAGCAAAATCACCAGGAGCAGTTGATCCTTTAACAGAAAGAGCTTTACCTGGAGACTTAGGCTCCATACCCATGTCTTTGATAAAGTTGTGCCAGTTAGTATGCTTTGTTTTTTTTAGAATTGCTATGTTTTGAGATACACCAGAACTATTAAGTCCTAAAACTTCCATTTTTTTAAATAAATTAGCAGCAACTAAAGGATCACTATTGGCTATACTTAAAATAAATTCACCAGCTTCTTTATTTCCAAACACATGGTGCCATTGATCTTCACTGAGAACATTAGTAAATTTAGTAATAAATTTCCTAGCTTCATTAGAAGTGTACATTTCAATATCTGGAACATTAGGATTTAAACTAGCAGCATCGTACAATTCCCGTTGCCTATCGCCTTTAATTTCTTTTCCTTGTTTATTCCATTTAGTTCTAAGTTCAGCCATACGATCAGCACGTTGTAATTGTTGATCTAGTACACCACCTTTGTTAAGAGCTAGCTCATCAGCAGTAATAAAAGTATTTTTTTTACTAAGCTTACCACCCTGTCCTCTCCTAAATGTATCAGCAAGTTCTTTGTGCCTCTGTTCACCGTACAATTGTCTTGCTTTGTTTTGCCAATTAGTTGGTGTTGGTAATGTAGAAGCTGCTTTCATCACTTGTGGAGCTAAATCTAAATTAGCTTTACCTCCTGATACATTTAACTGCACACGAGGTGCAGCACCAGCTCCAACAGGTACTAACTGCGGACCAGGTGGTGGTAAGTTACGACCAATTGTAGCTACTCCTTCAAGTGTTTCACGTACAGCTGTTTTAACAGCAGGTCTAGTTGCAGCCACTGCACCACCAGTTGCTACATCAGCAATAGTCATAGGATCAGTTAAACTGACAGGTAAACCAGTTGCAGCCGCAATGTTTTCAGCTGCTTCTTGATTTTTCTCTAAAACAAAACCTACACCTTGTTTAATTGGTTCAGGTAAAACATTAGTAATAGTCCTAACACCAGCACCTAAAAAATTTAAAACAGGACCAACAATAGGATCTGCTTGGGCAGATGTAGTAAGATAATTACCAAATCTATCAATGCCTTGTTGTACAGGATTTAATTTACCTTCAACAAAAAGTTTGTTGTAAGATTCTTCTGATTGAAGCCCATAGTTTTTACCAGCCCAACGTTTACCATCTACTTCTAAACCAATTTGTGAATCATCATACTCCATTAATTAATATACTCCATAATTAGTTTTTCACGGAGTCTATTAACTCCAAATTTATTTCTCATCCACGAGATAACGGGTGTACTTCCTTTATCCTGATTACATCTGGTACAGGCGCATACAACATTTGTTGCGACATCTTCTCCGCCACGAGCGCGAGGATGAACATGATCGATAGATAATTGACTAAGGTCATAAGTTTTTCCGCAATAGATACAAGTATGGTCAAAGTGTTCCTTAATAGAGCGTCTCCACAGACGCTTAGCTTCTGGTGAGGTCATGGCTATTAAGTTAAATAAGTAATCGTTAGGGGTAGGAAGTAGGGGTGTCATGCGCGTCCTTTACGTGCTCTGTTTTTTGATGCTTTTTCGAGGAATGTCTTTCCATTTTTTCTATGGGATACATCCTTGCCATCACCGTTACCGTAGGTGTCACGTTTACGGTTTTCTTTATTTAATGCAGATCGTTTAGAGATCTGTAATGCACTAGAATCATATTTCTTTTGATATGATTTATAGTTACCATTAGCGTATTTAGCACCGCTATAGTTAGACTTTCGAGCCATAAAGTCTCCGTTGTACAAGATCAGGGTCAACAGTTGGCATAATACTAACTAGTTTATCTAGTGGGCTACCTTCAATGGCGACACCACTAATATCATTCTTTGCTAACCAATCACAAGCTGCTTTTAGATCTTGTGTAGAAGCCTCACCCGATTTAATACGGGCAAGGAATTCCTTTGTGACAAGATTATGCAACTCATTAAACTGATCTTCAGTTGCTTTCTTTTTTGTCATGCTTCGTTAACATTGTTTGGTCCTTTTAGCTTTTTAGCTTTTTTAGGCTTCCATTGGTAAGGATTTACATTACCCTTTGCAGGTTTATTCATATCACCACCTGCTCTCTTTCGATTGTCATCAAACATTTGCTGCATGTGGGTTTTGTTTGCTGGTCTAGACATAATTAATTCCTCAATACAATTTGATCTAATTTGTTTTCAATGCGGACCATATGATCCTCCATACGTTGTACCATTACTGAAAGATCAGCTTTAGATACATATTCTTGTGCAACACTTAATTCAAAGGCATCAACACGTCTATCTAAAACTGATATTCTAGTGTGTATACGATTTGTTAAAGCAGCTCCTGCTGCAATTGCTCCAATAAGAGCTGATACCGCTGCTTCAATCATTTAAAGTTCACCAAATAATCCACGTTCAATAAAATCTACTGCTTGATCATCAACAGTATTATCTGTATCTTTTACAAGTTGACGCAATAAATCAATGATCATACGTTTTACTTGTGGTGAATTAGCAAAGGTAAATAGGATAGGACGGATAAGTTTAATCATGCAAATACTCGATAAGGGTTGTTTGGTGTTACAGCAAAGGTTTCCCACCCATCGGGTAGGTCACCAACATAGTTAATGTGAAAGCCATCAAGAGTTGTTGGAGCAACGGTCTCAATGCCGTCTTCATCCCACTCGCCACCAACGGTAATCGTGCCAATGACATCAATAGCGTGGTAGTGTGTGTAAGCCTGTAGCTGTTCTGTTTCGTTACCGTCTTCGTCAGTGACAGTAGTCATGAAGCCCGCAGTACGAGCAGCATCAAGCCAAGCAGTTTCATCAGCAAACCGGAAGAAAGGACCGGGTGCTGGTTCTGTTGCTGGTTCTAGGATTCCTGAGGTCATAGTGGTTAGGAAGTGATATTTTGCAGGTTAGCGTCAGGAAGACGAGTGGGGAAATAGGTGAGGCGTTTGATGTGGCCGTTTAGATAGCCATCAGCACTAAAGTTTTGGCTGCCTAAGCTTAATTGATCAATTGAGTTAGGTACTTGGGTGGTTGAAGATAAAGTTTTTAATACGCCATCAATTACACCACGAGTTGACCCAGATTGATACGCGATGGTTGCTTTTATAGGTTTCGGCATTCCAGATGTAGCCGTGGCGAGGGAAATTGTTGTCTCTCTGCGCATGAACAAGGCATAATTACTGTTATAATTCGTATTTTGTCCAAACCTTTGGTTGGTGCTTCCATCGCTAAACACATACGCACGCTCCGAATCAGCACTCAGTGGTGATACGTCACTAAAGATTGTCCCTTCACTTTGGTTATACCAAGAGCTGAAGTTCGTCCCTTCAATCGTGCAAAGATCGGGTGAGCGCGTTACGGTGCTGCCGGATGTGGGGATGAAAGACGTAGGAAAATTACCGGCTTCTTTTTGTGGCCCCCACGCATAAACAAACTCATCGCCGGTGGCGGTCCAAAAACTAAAACCATTTTGCTGGTCATCCTCAGCAATAAAAATTCTCATTTGCGTTCCAGACGTAAATCCAACGATATGCAAACGAAACCAGCCATTAGAGTATTCCTCAAAGCCAGTCGAAACAAGAGTAAAGGAACCTAGTCCTCCACTGTTGACAATAGTTTTTGTATCAAAGTCAAAAATACAATTTAGATTGTTAGCTGCACCACCGAATGCAAGTCCAACATATCGATGATTTCCTTTCTTTAGGAAAACACTTAAAGAGTGATTAGCACTTTCACTTGCAGCATCTATCCTGACGGCATGTTGTTCATTGCCAGCAGTCGCAGTTAATTTAACCGTGCCTGTGGATCCGTCAGGATTGTTAATTGAAGTAATTTCAGAAAGCGATAAACCATCGACGGTGTTAGAAGTTGTGAGATTATTTGCAATATCATTAGTCCGTCCCTCTTCAATCAACAAACCCAAGGACTCACCAGTCACGGGGTCATGGTCAAAGCGAGGTGCTGCACTAGCTACTGTTGTGGTGGGTACGTAGTCATTGGCGGTTGTGCCTTCTTCTAGTTGGGCTCCCCAGAAGTATACGTTAGTAATATAAGTGTCGGATTTATTTAAGATATAG